GAGAATGTCTGGGTTGATTATGGCGATATTCTGTATAACCGCCAGCGAAAAGAAGCTTTTCAATGTTTGTATGTCGCGTGCAGTCGCCCGACTACCCGTCTGTATTTGTCTGCTTAAGGGGGGGGGGGAAGTATGAAACTCTACTCAGTGAAACCTGACTACCTCTATGGGGAGAACAAAGCCGCAGATCGGCAGAAGCAGGTTGACTTGCTGAAACGGCTAGGCATTGAAGAATCTGAAGTTTTGGGTGTTGCTTTTTGCAATGCTGAGCAAGCTATTGAATTACTTAATGAGGGTTACTGCGGAACATACGTCAGTCCTAGAGAATACATCAAGCCTGTCTATAACGGCAAGTCAGGGATAGATATCAGTTCCATTATTGAAGCATCTGTGCGTAGTTCCGCTGAAGCTGTGGAGAAGTTGTTCAACACTAAGTGTCAACAGGAGCAGCCAAGCACAAACCTTATGGGCATAGATGACACAATGCTCAAAGAGGATTGTTGCACAGACGAACTTCAAGAGGCCTTATCTAAGGGATGGAGAATCCTTGCGATATGCCCACAACCTCAACGCCGCCCTGACTATGTCTTGGGTCGCAAACTTCTACCAAAATCTGCGCAGCGAGGATAACCGCTGCAAGAGAATTATTATTTATAAGCAAGGGATATAAAATGAACAATACAAAAGTCTACTCATATCGACAACGAGTAGTGGCTGAAAGAGACGAACTTCGTATTAAATGCGATGCGCTTGCCCACCTTATCCTATTTAACCCTGCATTTAGTTTCCTCCATAAATCTGAACAGAATCTACTGAGTAAGCAGAGCGCTATTATGTGGCAATACCTAGACATTCTTGAGAATCGTATCATAGCATTTGGGGGGGGCAACCATGAAACTAGATATTGATTGGGCGAAAGTGGAAAGCCGCTTCAAGTACGCTGCGATGGATTCTGGTGGGAAGGTGTACCTATATGTAGACCTTCCGTCCCCACAAAATTCACTATGGGATTCTGGCGGGGACTATAAATCACTCGGATACCATGCAACAAGCGTGAGTGAACCAAATTGGGAAGAAACACTGACAGAACGGCCAACTGAGGAAATTAAAATGAGTACACCAAACAATACCCACCTACACGCTGCCATTATTGCGGAGGCAATAAAAGACACCAGCCGTAAGATTGACGGTAGGTACACAGCACATGGTAGATGGGTTGAAATTAGCCTTGATACTGTAGTTAACGCGTCAGAGGATTGGGAATTCCGCTTTGCCAATACAGCGCCAACAGTAACATCGCCACTCACAGACGACGAGTTGATAGCTATATGGGATGAATCGGGAGACCGTACCGCCACTTGCAGAGCCATAGCTGACGCAGCAGCAGCTAGGGCAATTGAGGATCTGCCAAAATTAAAGGTTCGCATTGACGATGGTACACGTGCGTCACTAATGGCTGTCGCTAAAGCGGTCGTCGCAGATTGCAATGAACAATTGAGGAAGACAAAATGACCAATCAAGAGATATTGAAGCTGGCGGATAGAGCTGGTGTTCCCTACGTCGTGCGACGACCGTATGTCCCGTCAGGTGAGGTTACTACAATCCAGCATTTTGCAAGACTAAAGGAGCTAGTAATGACAACTACATCGAACCTCCCTCAATACTGCTACATAGGTGTTGAATACTGCCATCACGTGGGGTTATAATTGAGGCGAGTTACAAATTAGTAACTCGCCGTAGAAACGCCCCATACACTATAGGAACCTTACCATGAGTGACGTAATTGTGAATAATATCCAGATCTGGCGTATGAAGTCAAAAGAAGGCACTATGACTATTGACGACTATCGCGCAGCCATTGCAGCTATCCGCAAAGAACGAGTTGGTGCGAGTGAAGTCAGTGCCACTAGTCGAGGGAAGAAAGCAGCTACAGCTGCAAAGAAAGTCCCTGTTGATGGGAATAGTTTGCTGGATGAATTGGTAGGGTTATAATCGCTGCCTATCCCCCCATCCCCATCCCCACCACTACCACCAGCAGAAGCTGGCAACAATTGTTATTAGCTAACGTGACACAGTCACTTGAAGGAGTTATAGAATGAAACCACATACCCTTGCCATCCCCAGTACCACAAACCCCCGTCTATGGGCTGAGGCCTTTTGCGATTACCATACCCTGTCAGAAGTTTCCATTAATACTGTTGCTTGCTGGTTTGAACTTGCAATGGCCGCAGCGAAAGCGGAAGTGTTATTCTCGATTACAGCAATCCCTACGGACCCCGCCCCTCACCCAGACGATAAGAATCTCCTACTGCGAGAAGGTGACATATTTGCTCCTGCCCCCGCTATAGAAAGCGCCAAATGACGCTCTCACAATCCCAAGCCCAAGCCCGCCCAATGTTCCCACACACAATCGACAGTACCATTCTATCCACATTTCGCAGCTGCCGACAAAAAGCCTTTCGCCAGTATGTGGAGCACTGGAAACCTCAAGCACAATCTGTCCATCTTGTAGCTGGTGGAGCCTTTGCGTCCGGCATTGAAGCAGCTCGTAATGCCTTCTACGTCCTCGCCCACAGCGCAGAAGACGCGGAAGCTGCTGGCCTCTCCGCCCTTATCAAGCACTACGGCTCTTTTGAGTGCCCACCAGAAAGCGCAAAGTCTCTTGAACGGATGTGTGGTGCGCTGGAGTTCTACTTCCATAACTACCCACTCGGAGCTGACGGAGCCGACCCGATCACCCTCCCAAGTGGTCGTCGGGGGATTGAGTTCTCTTTTGCTGAGCCCCTAGCAATTGCCCATCCAGTCACAGGTGACCCAATCCTCTACACAGGGCGCTCTGACATGATCGCCAACCGCGCTGGGGGAGTGTATATCTATGACGAAAAGACCACGACCAGCTTAGGGCAGAGTTGGGGGGCTCAGTGGGAAATGCGGTCACAATTTACTGGCTATGAATGGGCACTGCAGAAGCAAGGGATTAAGGCAGATGGTACAATCATCCGTGGGGTCAGTATCCTAAAGACTAAGTATGACACGATGGAAGTGCCTACCTATCGGACGCAGTATGAAATCGACCGATGGGAGCAGCAAACTCTCCGTGATATCAGTGCTATGATTAAGTGCTGGGAAGAAGGGTATTGGGACTACGACCTGGATGGGGCTTGTAACAGTTACGGTAATTGCAGCTTTGTAAAGGTATGCAAATCATCTAACCCTGAAACATGGCTGCCAACTTTCTTCACACAGAAAGTCTGGGATCCTCTGCTGCACAAAGAAATGTCAGTGGCGGATTACGAAGCTTCTTGGGGGCACGTTCGCAGTATCGCTCTCCCACCTTCGCCCACCATTACCACTGTAGGAAATCTAGGGGACCTATCAGGAGCTGATGACGAACTCGCGGTAATGGTCGCGGCAAGAACCCACAAATAACCAGCAGCCATTATGACAATCACTCAGCACTATTTTGCAGAAGGTCGCTATCTCGGGGCAACAGAGAGAAAGCTTATCAGGGTACATGATACTCTTTCTCCTCCACTTGGCTCTGCTTTCTTTTGCCCTTACTGTGCTGAGGTTTGGGCACGTTGTCCAGTGGAAATCAACGGCTCCTCACAGCTCACAATGGTGTGGACTTTGAGCTGCCGAAAACATCCAGCTCACTACGGGTGCGGAGTCCCAGGCTCCCTCTTCCTGACGTGGGACAAATCTTTCAATGACTCCCTGCCGGAGGACGCTATTCGCAGGGAATTTTCAGTCCATATGGACTTTGCAGAATCAAAAGGAATGATATTATGACTAACACAGTAGAATTGGCCGCAGCAGCCGTTTCGGCCCCCACTAGCGCCCTCCCAGGAACGAATGTCCTCCTAATGGGGCCAGCTGGCACAGGTAAAACCACAGCCATTGGGACTTTAGTGGATGCTGGGATCGAGACCTTTTACATGGGACTGGAGCCAGGCCTTGAATCCCTCCTTGGGTACTGGACAGACAAGGGGAAGCCCGTTCCAGCTAACCTGCATTGGCACGTTCTCGAAGCCCCAAAAGCAAGTTTCGCTGACTTCTTGGAGAGTGCCACAAAGGTCAACACGATGAACCTAGAGTCTCTGGCGAAAATGGCTGACCCA